CAACCATGAGAGCGTGGGCATTTGCCTGGTCGGTGGATTGGATAACAACAACCAGCCGGAAGATAACTTTACCCCACTGCAGAAGCGAATGCTGAAGCTGCTGATTGCTGGTCACCAGGCTCTGTACTCTGATGTGGAAGTACGGGGTCATAACCACTACAGCGAACACAAAGCCTGCCCAAGCTTTCCCGTTGAAGTATGGCTCTACCAGGAAGGGCTGCAGGGAGTTGATCTGTGAGTTGGGCGGCTGCGGTTCCCTTGGTTGGGATGGTCATAGATAAGCTGTTCCCTGATGCGAACAAAGCAAGTGAAGCTAAAGCACAGCTAGCTGAGATGATGTTGAACGGTGAGCTTGAAGAGTTGGAGCATCAGGCGGGTGTCATCAATACAGAAGCCAAGGGCGAGAGCTGGTTGCAACGCTGCTGGCGTCCGGTTGTGATGCTGGTGTTCACGGCACTGGTTGTGTGTCGCTGGATGGGCTGGGCGGCCCCTGATCTCAGTGCAGAGGTTGAGCTGAAGTTGTTCAGCATTATCCAGCTGGGCATTGGTGGTTACATTGCCAGTCGTGGTGTGGAGAAGGTGGCGAGAACATGGACGCAAAGCAGGTGATAAAGGTTATGTGTCGTGTAGCTGTGGTTTTGCACCGATTCAGAAAAGTTCGGTATCGTCCGTTTGATGCTCTGAAAGCCCTGTCTTTACTGGCTTCCTGCAAGGCGGAGGGACCCTGCGAACCTTTAGCTAATGCGGGTATGCAACAGCGCGAGGTTTCGCCAGCGACAGAGTGAAAATCGGGGTTGACAGAGGTTGACAAAAAATGGCTTAAGCCAGAATTTATCTGGGTTCCGTTGTCAATCAGGTTATCCTCTTGTCAACTCTGATGAGGCTCCCATCGGCCGTTGGCATTGATTAAAGCGGTTGACACTTTCAGGCTGCGAGTCAGTGCTCTTAAATGCTTCTTGGAAGGGGAAAATCGAGGTTGATGATCTGTCCAGAACTCTCCCCAGTCCCGATGCATGGCCATGGTTCGTGCTCGCTGAATGGAGTGCAGGTTGCCCAACTCAATCAGAAAAATAGCGTCGTACATTTCCGGATACCAGCGATTGAGATAGTTCAGCGTATTTCGATCCGGATGCAGTAACCAGCAGGACATAAAATGGCCGTTGGAGAGTTCAACGGCCAACAGGATGGGGTGATTCATTGTTATTACCAGCTCATTTGAATGGTGTGCCATTGACCTTCCTGCCAGTAGTGCAGGTATTCAGCGCCGGTGTCATAAGCCAACACTGTCAGGGCCTGTAAGTCGGTGCTGCGTTTGGGTTTCACCAGGTGCCAGGAATCACCCATCTCTTTGTAGGATTTGGCTCCGTCTTTGGTGATGAAGGAAATATCACCAAGATCAACTAACACCCGGGCATCATGTTCTGTGGGGAAATACTCCCTGAGGATCTGGCCAACCAGATCCCCATCGAAGTGGCAATAAATGGAGCGATAGCTGCCGTCTGCCAGCAGCACCGCAATGCGCGACCGTGTGCTCATAGGACGGCCTCCAGCCCGGCAGTGATTCGATAAATTCGGTCCTGGCCTTCCGGCCTTTCCGACTCAATGGTCAGCCCTAGTCGTTTTTTCAAGGCTCCGGCCAGCGTTCCCCGAACGGTGTGTTTCTGCCAGCCGGTTTGCTGCATGATCTCTTCGATGGCAACGCCTTCAGGTCGGGCCAGCAGTTCAATCACGGTGTACAGTTTGGTACCGGTACGAATCTTGCCTTTGTCCTTTGGGGCAGGCTTATCTTCAAGGCCTATGGCGGCTTTGCCCTGTGGGCTGATGTCGTAGGTATCGGGCTCTTTCAATACAATCAGAAAACCACGGCTGGTCAGGCTCTCCAATACCTTTTTTCGGGCTCCACCTTTGATGGTGAGATCAGAAGCCTGAAGGGTTCCGGTTTTAGCGGCTTGCTGCAGAACGCTTTCTTGAGCTGGGGTGACTTTGTCGTTTTTCATGGCGTTTCTCCTTTTGTGGTTATTGCTTTTTTCCATCTTTGAATCCTTGCTGGTAAGCCTCTTCCAGGGCTTTCCGGACACACCAGACAGCGACTTCATTGAAATCTTCGGACGTCTTTCGTTCACTCAGGGTGTCGAACAGTCGATTGTTTTTGGCGATCGCTGTCAGGGCTTTTTCGGTGCGTTTGTTCATTCGGTTGTCCTTTCGGTTGATTTGTTTTTGTTATGTACAGTTAGGCTCTATAACCGTTGGTTATCAAGAGAAAGCGGATAATTATCAATTGCTAGGAGGATAGATCGGGCTCTGGCGGGGAATACAGGGGGCAAGCGAGGTTATGGCGCTACTTTCACAGTCAGAATTCGCTAAACGTCAAGGCTGGAGTCGGCAGTATGTAGGCAAACTGGTCAAATCCGGAAAGATTACCCTGGTCAACGGGAAAGTTGACCCGGAACAGGCACTGGCTGCCATAAAAGCCCAATCAGAGCCTTCCACAGAACTGCGTGCCAAGTCGCAAAACGGGACAATACTTCCTGCATCCCCAACCGATTCTCGACAGGCGGTGGATTTTGTTACTGCTCGCACCATGCGCGAAGCTTTCAAAGCCAAAATGGCCAAGATGGAGTATGAAGAGAAGGCTGGCAAGCTGACCGATGCTTCCAAAGTCAAGGCAGAAGCGTTCAGGGCTGGCAGAATTGTCCGGGATTCGTTGCTTGGCATACCTGATCGACTCTCTGACGTCCTCGCTGCTGAAGAGGATCCTGTCAAAGTAAGGCAATTATTGATGGAAGAACTTGAATCCATTCTGCATGAGTTGAGTCAACAATGAGATCTCCCTACTTTGATGGATTCTTTGCGGGACTAAAACCGGATACCCGCCTGACAGTTTCCGAGTGGGCGGATGAGCATCGCATCTTGCCCATGAAGTCTGCCAAGGAAGCGGGGCGCTGGAGAACGGCAAGAACTCCTTACCTCCGAGAGATTATGGACGCCATGTCACCGTCATCACCGGTAGAGCAGGTGGCGTTTATGAAGGGCGCTCAAACCGGAGGAACTGAAGCAGGCAATAATGTGCTTGGCTATGTGATTCACCATACTCCGGGGCCAATGATGTATGTGCTGCCCACACTGGATATGGCCAAGCGAACCTCCAAGCAGCGGATCGCACCCATGATTGAGGCCATGCCGGTGCTGAGGGACTTGGTAAAAGATCCCCGTTCCAGGGATTCCGGCAACACCCAGATGGTGAAGGAGTTTCCCAACGGCGTACTGATCATCACCGGTGCCAACTCGGCCACCGGGCTTCGTTCCATGCCAGCTCGCTTTCTGTTTTTGGATGAAGTGGATGCTTATGAGGATGATGTGGACGGTGAAGGCAGTCCGATCAATCTCGCGATTAAACGGACGGCGACGTTTTCCCGTAACCGTAAGATTCTGATGGTATCCACACCGAATATTGCTGGATCCAGCAAGATCGAAGCGGCTTACCTGGCCAGTGATCAGCGGCAATACCATGTGCCTTGTGTGAAGTGCAATCACATGCAGCCCATTGAGTGGCAGCAGATCCGGTTTGAGGATCAGGATCCGGAGACCGCGTGCTTTGAATGTGTGAGTTGTCAGCATCGGATGGGAGAACATGATAAACCGAAACTTCTGGGTAATGGTCAGTGGGTAGCGATGAACCCGGAAGCTAACGGAAAAATTCGTGGTTACCACCTGAGTTCGCTCTACAGCCCTAACGGTTGGTACAGCTGGCAAGATGCCGTTGCCGATTTTCTGGCAGCTAAAGACAATCCCATTCTTCTCAAAGACTGGACCAATACGGTACTTGGCCAGACCTGGCAGGAAGCCGGTGAAACGGTGGATCATGAATTGCTCTACCAGCGTCGTGAGCACTATCCGGCAGAAGTGCCCTGGCCGGTTGAGGTACTGACCTGTGGCATTGATGTGCAGGATGATCGAGTGGAGTTTGAAGTGGTGGGCTGGGGAGCCGGAGAAGAGAGCTGGTCCATTGATTACGTCCGGCTCTATGGTGACCTCTCCCGTCCGGATATCTGGAATATTCTGGCCGGAAAGTTACGGCAATCATATAGACGCCATGATGGCGTGTTAATGAATTTGGCTCAGGTTTGTATGGATTCCGGTGGCCACTTCACCGATGAGGTTTACGCCTTTTCCAGAAAGCATGGGACGGACTGGTTAATACCGATCAAAGGAGCATCTCAATCGGGTAAACCCATCGCGACCTTCCCAAAGACAAAGAACAAGAAAGGCATCTATCTCACTCTCGTAGGAACGGATACCGCAAAAGAGTTGATCTACCAGCGTTACCGTATTCTTGAGCCTGGCGCAGGCTACTGCCACTGGCCCATTGCGGACTGCTTTGATGAGGACTACTTCAAGCAGGCCACGGCAGAAGAGAAGGTACGTAAATACAAGCACGGCGTTGCCTACTTTGAATGGGATGCCAAAAAGAAGCGCAACGAGGCACTCGATTGCCGGGTCTATGCCCTGACGGCTGTCAGGATCCTTCAGCAACATCGAGGGCTGGATCTGGAACAGCTGGCAGCACAACGGCCAGAGCCGGAAGTGCAGATAGAACAAGAAGAACCAGCGGATATCGCCGTGAATCGCAATCGTCGAATCTCTCGCAGTACCTACCTCAATGGATAAACCCATGATTACCGATGCTGAATACCAGGCCCTGAAACGAGCCGTGTTGCTGCGGGAAACCCGCACCGTGGAATTTGAGGGGCGCAAAGTGGAATACGCCAGCTTCGGTGAGATGGAAAGGCGACTGCAGGCCATTGAGCGGGAACTGGCGAAACAGCAGAAGCGGCCTCGCCAGTATGGCGTCTATTCCCGACGCGGCATCTGATCTTACCGCCAGAAATGCAGGACCATCACCAGCGCTATGAGCAAAACAATCAGCGTTGTGATGGATTGCCGGATCTGATCGGCGGTCCGCTTTCTTGGGTCGTTTTTATCGTTGCCCTGTGGGTTACTCAACAGGCAGGGTGCCAGGTTAGCCATCATCAGAAAACAGCCCAAAATCAGGACTGAAATAACCACCGCTTTCAAAATCAACCACTCCATTTCTTACTGCGAGGACGGACACCCTTGTTTGACTGGATACGACAGAAATGGTTGCAGACATCATCGAAAACGATCCGAAATCTGGCCTACACCTCCGCTGGGCGTGGGCGGAGAAGCCAGAGTTGGTCAGCCCCATCCTCCGGCCCGAATAACACATTGACTGGTAATCTGGGGACGTTAATCAATCGTTCACGAGCAGCGATTCGCAATGATCCCTGGGCGGCATCCGGGCTGGAAAATCTGGTAGCCAATATTGTGGGGACCGGGATCAAACCCAAGTCTGAAGCGAGCAATGATCCGTTCCGTAAAAACCTGCAGGCACTGTTTCTGGATTGGTCCGATGAATCCGATGCGGATGGTCAGCTGGACTTTTATGGCCAGCAATCACTGGCAGTGCGTTCCATGCTGGAAGCCGGTGAATGCTTTGCCCGACTGAGGCCTCGGAAACCATCCGATGGACTCAGCGTGCCTCTGCAAGTGCAGCTACTGGAAGCGGAGTTTGTTCCCTGGGATTAC